CCTAGTGTTAATTAGATGATAAATCAAGCTCGACCGATGATTTGCATCCAACGCTCCATAGCGTTTCTAATTACAAAATCCTCATCATTGATGATGGTGATTGTCCATGGATCAAAAGTTCTGTCTCCAGCAACTTTGAAGGTTCTTCCTCTAAAAGGAACATCGATGGATGCGATGTTTGAAGCAGGAAGTTGAGCTGCTTTACAGAGCATTGAGAAGTTTGATGCACTGAAAGATTCTGCTCCTGATCCTGGGAATGAAGTAAGTTGAACTTCAAATAGATTGGGGCGGGCACCGCCCCCTTTCATAGCACTTTTGAAACTTTCGATTGTGTAAGCCATTTTTTTAGGTCCTCCTAGTGTTAATTAGATGATAAAATCAAGCTCGACCGATGACTTCTTCAAATGCAACACCAGTTCTGGTTGCAACGAAAGTCAGAGTGACATAGTTAATCGATTTTGCTGGTTTGATGAAGATGTCTGCTCTGAATTCATTATTATCAATAACATCAGGAGTATTGTTTGTTCCGTCGCAAATGACTCTGAAGTCATACATGCCTCTCTTCGCTTGAATATCGCGAAGATATGGTTCGACGATATTTACAAAGTTCGCTCTTGTTAACTCATCATTGAGTTCAAAGAGTTGTGCTTCTGCACTAGCTTGAAGTGCTTGTTCAATTGTGAGGAACAGACGACGAACGTTAATTCTGTCGAAAGCACTTGCATAACCGAGAGCAGTTTTATCTCCAAATAAGAGAACACCAACACCAGGCTTATTAACAACAGGGTTAATTCTCAGAGGATAAAGTTGATCTCTCTGTGCCTTGTTTGGATTGTATGCAAGTTTAATTGCATTATTGATGATTCCTCTTTGCTGACCCGCAGGCGAGAACCATGGGAATGCCAGAATTCCTGTTCTGCACATCAGACCTGCTACGTCAGCGTTAGTTGGGACATAGCGGAATCTGTTATTAAATCTATCGTAAGTGTACTTATATCCACTATCAAATACCGCATAAGAAGAGGATTGAAGTGGGCTGAAGTATTCAATCAAGTTATTTGTTTGAGTAGTTGCGTTGGTTTGACCAACAAGTCCTGCTCTGTGTGGTCCAATGCAAGCAACGCAATCCTTTCTTTGATTTGCGAGTGAAATCAGATAGTTTGCTTTTGCTTGAGATTCTCCAATAGAATCGCAACCAGGACCCATGATCAGGAAATCAACTGCCTCATCATCTTCGCTGGCAAATTCTCCATATGCAGTAATTTGATCTGCGAGTGTTGCTTTCATTCCGCCAGTAGCAGAATAGTCAACACCACCGCCAAGGGTATATGTTACATTGCCAATTGCACTAAAGGTTACGTCTTGTGCGTTTTGTCCCCAGAGACCATCTGCAGTTGTTACTGCAGTGAAGACTGTCGAGAATCCAGTTGCTCTTGGAGCAGTTCCATTATAAGTGTCTTCTGACTGGGATGGGTTGTAACCAGCATATACATTTGGCGAGAAGTCTGCAAGATACTGACTGTAGTAAATCTTTTGTGGAGAATTTACTGCAGAAATAGCGTCTGCTGCCTTAGAAAGTCCAACATGCTTTTCAAGGATAGTTCCTTGTACTCCTGTAATTGTTCCGAGATCATCTACAACTGCAACATTGATGCCATCATTCTTAGAATTTCTCTGGGATGCATAGTTAGAAGTTGTTGGTTTTGGAGCAATCGACTTCCAATAAATTGTGGAATTAGAGAGATCGAGAGTTTGCTCTTCGTACCAATCAACTGCGGTTGCAGGTGTGTATGGAGCATCAGTACCAGAAAGACCGGTATTGATGCCAGCGTTATTTACAAAATAAAGTGAATCTGAAGTGCTGAATGAAGCTGTTCTATTTCTCTCAGCATAAGTGATATTTGATTCAGTACCAGCAGCGGATACTCTAGAAACAATCTTTACATCGATTGTGCTATTTCCGTTTGTGCTGTCTGTGGTAACACCTGTGATGATGCCTTTCAGATAACCACTGAACGATTGAGTTGTTCCTGCACCAGGAAGAGTTTGTGCAGTAATGACTGTAGTAACACCGTATCCAATTACGGCACCTGCGTTTTCCAGGTTAGTCGTGTTAATACCGATTCTCTGATCTGCAAGATCATCAATGACACAGACTTTTAAATTGTTAAGTCTAGATCCTGGAGTTTTTGCAGCATAAGAGTAGTCAGTATCAACATCCTGGTGATTAGCAGTGTAGTCGTCATAATTATCAATCTTGAGGGTAGTTGTATAAGCAGCACCTACGCCAGCATTAGCATTAGTTAAGAGAGTAGAATCGCTGGATCCTGCTCTAACTACTTTAAGGATACCACCATAAGAAAGATAAGAAGCTGCGCTCATCCAATACTCGTACTGACCATCTGTGCTCAGTGGTTTTCCAAAAGTATTGATAAGTTCTGTCTCGTTGGTGATAAGAACAGGTTCGTTAACTGGTCCAATGGGAAAAGGTCCGGCAATAGCCCCAATATTATCGAGGACATTATCAGCTCTTCCAACTGTTAAATCAACTTCCCTGATCAATACACCAGGAGATAATTGTGGAGTTGCCATGTTTTTCTCCGTG